CGTGCCGCCATGACTTCCGTGTCATGCACATATGTTTGCAGGGTGGTCTCGATGTTGGAATGCCCTAATCTGGTTTGTACGTCTTTCACATCAGCACCAGATTCAATCAGGATCGTGGCGTGGGTGTGCCGCAGGGAATGATAATCAAAAGCAAGCAGTAATTCCTTGTGGATAACCCTTGAACAATATTTAAAAGAATCCGTGGAAGTATATTCCCCATTTTCGGCTATGCAGACCATGCGGACACGGGGCAGGGTTGATTCAAGGCATTTCTGGACGGGAACAATGCGCTGCATGTCATTCCCTTTTTCGTCAATCTCCTTTTTCAGGACGTGAACCGTATAATATTCGCCGTATTTCATTTCATTTTTCAGCTGGGTAGCGCGTTCCTGCTTCAATGCCTGATAAAGGGTATCGCCAAACTTCACGGTACGCATGGAAGTCTCTGTTTTGGTGGTGGTGAAATACCATGAAGAGCGCATTTCCTTTTTGCCAGTCTTTTCAACTACCTTGCGGACATCGGCCCCAAAGTTCCTCTTTACAATCTGTTTGTTGACGGTCAAGGTCTTGTTTTCAAGGTCTATGTCATCCCATGTCAGGGCAAAGGTTTCACTGATCCGCAGGCCGGTATAAAAGCCGATCATCAGGGGAATATGGAAACGGGAACCAGCCGGGAAACGGTCGATAATCTGCCGCCATTCATCCAAAGTCAGGATGATCCTTTCACGGGGCTTTTTTTCCACTTTTGGGTATTTCACATAACGCATAGGGTTAGCCGGGAGATAATGCAGAGGTTCCACAGCATAATCCAGTGCGGCACTGAACACGGACAGGATCCCGGTTATGGAATGCTTTGCCAGCCCGTTCATTTTCAGTTTGTTAGCGTATTCCTGCAATGTAGCGGCAGTGATGGCCTTTAATCGGTATTTGCCGAAGCGGGGTTTTAGATGCCCTTCCATGATACGCAGGTAGCCCACCTGTGTGTTATATTTCAGGTTTGGTTTGCAGTACAGGTCATACCACTGATCCAGATAGTCCGATACTGTGATTTCGGAAGGTTCAAACAGCTGGCCCGTATTGTTGTATTCATTGATTGCCTTCGCAAGGGCGGCCTCCGCATCCTTCTTTGTTTTGAAGCCGCCTTTCTCTTTCTTCTGGCGCTTCCCGTTAATCGTACCAAGGTCAAAATAATAAGACCATGTTTTTCCACGTTTTCTAGTTCCACCTGTCATGATACCCATTCCTTTCTTTTGTTGTATTTTAAAGAATGAAATGGTATAATCATCTTGTTGAGTCTAACCATTCCATTCTAATGGCTGGTGGCTGGGGCGCTGGGAGCTGCAACTTCCAGCGTCCTGTTTTTGTTACACTTGGTTACGGTTTGTTACGGTTAAAGTTACACTTAAAACCCTTTATTTATGCGGGTGTTACAGTTGTTACGGTTAAATGACGATGTTCTTTTAAAATTAAAAATTTTAAAATACCTGATTTACAGTGATATAAAAGAAAATATATAGTAGTAGTGATTTTACTGTAACAAGTGTAACCATTAGGAAAATAAAGGCTTTCTGCTCGATTCCAACTGTAACATCAGCCGTAACTTTTAAGGATATCCCTGATGATACTCATTATTTTTGCCTGATCTTCTGCCTTCAGACGGTTAAAAAGCCGGGAAATGTCAATAGTCTCCATCGGAACATCATGGCCCATGAGCCACTCCACATTGACAGACAGCGCCTTTGCAAGCTTATATAGCGCGTCCTGCATGGGTTCGTACTTCCCACTCCTGTACTGGCTGATCTGTGCTTTGGGGAGCCCTGACTTTTGTGCAAGATCTACCTGCCGCATTTCCCTGATTTCCATTGCCTGGATTAATCGTTTCTGGAATGTTTCCATTATCCACCTGCTTAATAAGATATTGACAATCGAACATATGTTTGCTATCATTATTGTATCGCTACTTTAGAACGTGCGTTTGCATGGGAGATGAATTCATTGGGGTACAAAGAACTTATTATTGAACTGCTTGACAAAGCAGATGACAGGATCCTGAAACTGATATACTGCTATGTCAAGGCAATCCTCGGGCTAAGTTAATGCTTAGCCCTTTTCTTTTTGCAGTGCATCCGCAAGTTTTTCCAATGCTTCCCACCCCGCTTCATCCATATTGGCAAGCGCGGATACCAGCCGCCGCTTGAATGATTCTCTCTCATCTTTCAACATATCCCCGATGAATGAAGCGATCTGCTCATCCCTTGTCTGTTCCACGAACATTTCCCCGGTCCCGTCACGCAGCCAATGCTCATTTACATTAAATTCCCGGCAGATAAGGGAGATAACGGCATCAATAGGTTCATTTCTACCACTTTCATAAGTAGCAATAGTGTTTCGCTTTACTTTTAATCTGTCAGCAAATTCTTGTTGGGTCAAATCAAGTTCCTTTCTGATTTTCTTGATTCGATTTTTCATTGTGTATTCACCACCTTTCTGTTACTAAAGTATATCGTATAAAAAGTCGCATGTCAACAAAAGTTCGCAAAATCACAAAAATATGCTTGACATATGATGTTTTGAGACTTATAATGTTCGCATAGTCACAAATCAATCAGACTGAAATGGTAAAAGAAAGGAGGAGGTGAGGGAAAATGTCAGAATATAGACGGTTTATTTTCAAAGGGACAAAAGAGCAGCTCCCTAAAGTGGAAGCTACCCTTAAGGAACTGAAAGTTACAAGGAAAAGTGCATATTTGATTCTTAAATATTTTGAACTTAATCCTGATAACTTATCAGTGTTGGAAGAACAGTTTCCAGATGTTTAGCAAGTTCTTCTTTGGAATGGATGCCTTGAATGGACTTGGTTTGATGGCCATCTTCCCAAAGGTACAGGCTGACATCGTATCCCGGCCCGGGTATGTTTAGACCACTTATTTCAATTTCGTATTTGCCAATTTTACGATAAATGCAATCCTCATAGTCAATATTTTTGGCTGAATAATTTGGCCCGAGATACTTAAGTGTTTCATTAAATTTTTTGCCCATGATATAGTCACCTTCTTTCATAGGGGGATTATATCACAAAAATAAGAAAGAGAGGTCTAGCAAATGAACGACTTACAGGTTTTTGATAGTGAAGAGTTTGGGCAGGTTCGGACAGTAACTATTGATGGTGAGCCGTGGCTTGTTGGTAAAGACGTTGCAGCAGCGCTGGGGTATGAAAATACCAAAGATGCGATTGCAAAGCACGTTGACAGTGAAGATAAGCAGATTCTTCAAAGGTCGCAGATCGCTACCTTAGAAAATCACCTGCCTAGAGAAGCATTTTCTGTTGAATTTGTTTCTGGGGATATTCCAAACAGGGGTTTAACCATTATCAACGAATCCGGCTTATACTCCCTTATTTTTGGCAGCAAGCTTCCTTCAGCGAAGCGGTTCAAACACTGGGTGACAAGTGAAGTGCTCCCAGCGATACGGAAGACAGGTTCATATGGAATGAAAAAAGAATCCAGACCAATGGGGCAGGATATCACCGACAATCAGCTTAAAGCATTGCAACTGATTGTTGAATGTCCGGCCGAAAACCTTCCATACATTGAGTTGGTGTTAAATGGTCCTGTCCGCACACCTGAAACGGAACAATTCACACATACGGGCAAAACTTTCCGTGACACCGGAAATGTCGGAGAGTTCATTTCCGGGAAAGAATTTTCTGGCAGACCAACACATGATGTGTACGAAGAATATAAATCTTACTGTAATGATAACAACATACAACCACTTCCGCATGTGGTATTTAGCAAGATAGTAAACCAGATGACAGGCAGTGAGATTATCTACAGAAGGATATTGGGGAAGACCAGGAGGACGTTCAAATGATGGACTATGTATCAAGGCTGGATGAAATAGCTGCAAAAGCGGAACAGCTGAAGACCATGATAGGGCTGACGCATCAGGAAAGGGTAAGCAGGGAACAGTATGATGCTGTGCTGTACATAGTGTCTGATTACTTGATAGACATCGCCAAGCTGGCAGAAAAATAGGATTCCTTCTCCGGCGGGGCAAAGCCGGGGAGAAAGAAGAGAGAGATGAGGAGAAACATAAATTATAGGACAAAATCTTTAGAGGAACTTATTAATGCATATGCACATGAGGTTGGAAGAATCAATCGGCAAGACAGAGAAATCACTCAAAAACTTATTGTAAATGAGGTCTATTCGAGAATTAAGGACACGTTTGACATGCTTGACGCTGATCCTGATGCAGCAGATCAGATTTATAAGCAATTGATAGAACATTAACCACACCACCCACCCGGTGGGGTTGCGCCGGGAGAAAGCGAGAAGGATATGAAAAATATAGAAGAAATTGAAAAACTAAAGTCAGACGCAAATACTGCAAAAGACAGGCTTCTCAGCATTGCATCAGAATTAGAGCATTATGGAGCGGTTAGGGAATCGAAAAGTTTGTTAACAATTATTGGAAAACTTGAATATTGGCAAAATAAATAATTTTCATAAGAACAGGCGGCAGGATAACCATACCACCCACCTGGCGGGGCAAAGCCGGGGGAGAAAGAATAGGAAGCTATGATGTTCGGTGAAATCTGGTAAAAGAAAGGGGATTGGGAATATGAAAAGAAGAAAGAAAACAGTTTGGGCGTATTTGGACGGTAAAAAGTTGGTTAATGTGGTACAGGCGGCACTTGATAACAATATGATGGTGGATGATCTGAAAAAGAAACTGATTCAGGAAAATCCGGGACATGAAGTAACATTCAAAGTTCAATAAGGGCCGCAAGGCCCACCGTAATGCAGCCGTAGACGGTCACAAGCCCGTAAATGCAGAGTGGGGATGCACCTTGACAACTGAATCTGCCCACAGCGGTGTGGGAACCGTAAGTGGTAATATCGTGAATCCACTGCAAAGTGTGTATCGAAATATTTATGGAGGTGAAATGGATGTCTTGGATGAACAGTAATAGAGAAATTAGTTTTCGCAGAGTTCGGTATAAAGGAGATGAGGAGCAACTTCAAAAAGTGTTAGCGCTCCTCGACGAATTAGGAGTTACCAGAAAAACGTTATTTCTGATACTCAAATACTTTGAGCTTACTCCTGACGGTCTGAAAACTCTGCAAATACAGTTTCCAGATGTTTAGCAAGTTCTTCCTTGGAATGGATGCCTTGAATGGATTTTAACTGTTTATTATCAGTCCAAACATATATGGTAGCGTCATATTCTTGTTTGCGGTTATCCAGTCCAGACACTTCAATATCAAGGTTTTTGACTTTCCTATAGATGCAATCTTCATTAAGTATAGATTCTATGGAATAGCCAGAACCGAGATATTCAAGAGTTTCTTTAAGTTTCTTACTCACAATAAATACCTCCCTTCATAGGGAGATTGTACCACAGAATGAAAAGAAATGGAGAATTTTAAAAAAAATGAACGAGATCATGAATATCGGCGGCGTTGACTGCTACGAGAAAGACGGAACAGCTTATTTAAAACTTGAAACCGTGGCAAGAGGATTAGGGTTTACAGAAATTGCCGCAAGCGGAAATGAATGTGTTAGATGGAGAACGGTCCGGAAATATCTTTCCGAATTAGGCATCGCAACAAGTTGCGATGGGGAGAAACTACCTGATTTTATCCCAGAAAACATTTTCTACCGCCTTGCCATGAAAGCAAAGAACGAGACGGCGGAAAAGTTTCAAGCGAAGGTGGCAGATGAAATTATACCGTCCATCCGCAGGACGGGTACATATGGGGTGAAAAAAGAAAAACTTTCCGTTGAAGATGCGTTCCGCATGATGGAACTTATAAATGGGACGCCGGATGACAGGCTGCCGATTGCCCGTGCAATATTCCGGCAGGCCGGGGTGGATATTCCCGAGATGTACAGCACAGGCGAAATAACGGACATTTTTGGAAAAGTTTTTAATGGCACTCTTTAACAAAGGAAAGGAAGTGACGGTATGTCGAAAAAGGAAAAGGATATTATCACTAAGATTGTTCAGGCAGTCCCCAGAATGTCAGAATTTGACAAAGGGTATTTGCTGGGGAAAGCGGAGACACTTGCGGATGAAAATTTAAGGAAAGGAATGGAGGACGAGGAGAATGAACGATAACAAGATGATGATTCAGGGAACAGAGATTCGAGTTAAGGAATGGCATGGGAAACGTGTCGTGACATTCAAGGACATAGATGCTGTACACCAGCGTCCAGAAGGAACGGCAAGGAAGCGCTTTAATGATAATCGGAAACGGTTTGTAAGTGGAGTTGATTTCTTTAAAATATCGCCGTCCGAATTTCGGACATCAATTGATGATATGGATAGCCGCCAGCAAAATGATATCACCCTCATAACAGAATCCGGCTACTTGATGTTAGTAAAGTCCTTCACTGATGACCTTGCGTGGAAGGTGCAAAGGGAACTTGTAGATATATATTTCAGGATAAAAGAAGCACCATCTATTGAAGAACAACAGGAATCGTCCATTGACACGGACAAGCTGATAAAATGTGCAGAAATCATGGGAAGCTGTTTAGAAGGGAATAGGAAGTACGTCATACTGATACTGAAAAACATTTTCCCTGGCCTTACATCATACATGGAAGATTCGCCTGTACAGGAAAATAAAGAGGATGTTTCTGTGAAAGTTCCCATAAAGAAAGCACATATCTGCACAGCGGGATATGCGGAACCGTTCAACCATATACAGCTGGACAACTTTATGTATGAAAACAATATTTCTAATGAGGAACTTGGAAGGCGCGTAGGATGTAGTGATGGACTTGTAGGGAGATGGCGTAGCGGGCACACAAGGCCGTCAAAGCATTACAGAGTTCTGATCTGTGAAGTATTGGGAGTGCCACAAGGATATTTTGATAATTCGAGACGGATGAGGAGGACACAAAGGTGACTGATGAGGAAAGGTTGGATGAAATAGCTGCAAAAGCGGAACAGCTGAAGACCATGATAGGGCTGACGCATCAGGAAAGGGTAAGCAGGGAACAGTATGATGCTGTGCTGTACATAGTGTCGGACTACCTGATAGACATCATAAAGCTGGCAGAGGGGAATTGAAAGATGAAGCATATACAATTTGCTTGGATTGAACAGATCCTGACGTTTGATAATCCCGCAGAAGTTCAAAGCTACTTGGATGAACTGGACAGCAGGGGGATCCAATATTCCATAATTAAGCGGAAAATGTCAATGTTGCGGATCCGTAAGCAGTACAACAAAAATACGCTTTTAAAGAAAGGATGAACTTCCTTATTTGCCATATGTTTTTACGGAAAGTTAAGAGTTCTTAATAAGTTAGAGGAAGGAGTGGAAAGCAATGTTTGCAAAAAATTTGAAGAAAATCATGGAACGAAAAGGGATCACCTGTACTGCCCTTGCGAAGAAAACCGGCTACAGCAAAGGGGCAGTTAGTCAATGGATGAATGGGGTTTATACACCGTCCCATGAACGGATGGGAGTAATTGCCGCCGCGCTGGACTGCACCGTTGACGAACTGGCCGGAACGGTAAAGGAAGCCGGTTCTGTCACTACTACAGGCCCCACAGCTGCACCAGAGCAGAAAACAGTCCTGACCTGTAAAGAAGCCGCCACACTGATGCATAAGCATGAAAGCTATGTCCGGCAGGGCTTACAGGAAGGCAGGCCCGGTTTTGAGTTTGGATCCGCCGTTAAGACTTCCGGCAAGTGGTCATATTTTATCAGCGCCGCAAAGTTTACGGAAGTAACCGGGATCCCGGTCATTATCTAAAAAGAAGGGAGTGAAGAAGGATGCCTAAAATTCAGTATAAAGCAATCAATTTTCAGCAAAAGAGCCTTGACCTGATTGAGCTGATCAATGGTGTTATTGCAGAATACAGCGGGCAAGGGTATGAATTGACTTTACGACAAGCCTATTACCAGCTTGTGGCCCGTGGCTATATCCCGAACAATGAGCGCAGTTATAAGAATATCGGGAGCCTGATCAACGATGGGCGGCTGGCAGGTCTGATTGATTGGAACAGTATCACGGACAGAACACGGAATATCCGCAGAAATTCCCACTGGGATAATCCGCAGGAAGTGATTCATTCAGCAACATACAGCTATATGTTGGATAAGTGGATGGGCCAGCCGAATTATGTTGAAGTGTGGGTTGAGAAGGATGCGCTGGTGGATATTGTGGGCCAGGTATGTGATCCGCTTGATACGCCATATTTCAGCTGTAGGGGCTACACTTCACAGTCAGAAATGTGGATGGCGGCGCAGCGGTTCATTCGTCAGGAAAAGCGGGAAGCCCGGTATATTATCCATTTAGGCGATCATGATCCGTCCGGTATTGACATGACAAGGGATATTCAGGAACGGCTTGAAATGTTCGGCGCAAATGTCTATGTGAAGCGCGTAGCCCTGACCATGGATCAGGTCAACACTTATAACCCGCCGCCAAATCCGGCAAAGGTCACAGACAGCAGATGCGGGAAGTATATTGACCAATTTGGTGATGAATCGTGGGAACTGGATGCCCTTGAACCAAAGGTTATCACTAAACTGATAACTCAGGAAGTTATAAAGTACAGAGATAATGCAATATATCAGTCGGTGTGCGATAAAGAAGAAAAGGAAAAAGATGAACTTAGGATGTTAGAGTATGAATATGATAGGGCAATTGCCTATTTGGAAAGTGAGGATTAAAAAATGGAAGAAGTTAAAGGTTATAAAGTTTTTAATAAAGATTGGACCTGCAGGGGGTTTCAATACACTTGCCCCGGAATCTTTGAAGAAGATATCAAACCTAGGATTTGTAACAGGGGGTTTCATTTTTGTAAAAAGCTATCTGACTGTTTTACATATTATAGTTTCAATTCTAAAAGCAAGGTTGCGGAAGTCATTGCCATTGGCGAGGTTACTTATGAGAAAGATGGTACTAAGTGCTGTACCAATAAGATCCAGATTGTACGTGAAATCTCTTGGGATGAAGTCTTGCGTATCGTAAATACGGGGAAAGATTGCACGGGATTCTGCAACACTGGGGACTGCAACACTGGGAACCGCAACACTGGGAACTGGAACACTGGGAACTGGAACACTGGGGACTGCAACACTGGGGACTGCAACACTGGGGACTGCAACACTGGGGACTGCAACACTGGGGACTGCAACACTGGGAACCGCAACACTGGGAACTGCAACACTGGGAACTGCAACACTGGGGACTGGAATAAATCTTCTTTCAATACCGGCTGTTTCATGACAGAAGAACAGAAAATTTCCATGTTCAATAAACCTTCTGATTGGTCATATAGGGATTGGGTGAACAGTAGTGCCCGGTATCTTCTGAATCAGATACCAAAGAAGGTTGTTAAATGGATTTGTTCGGAGGATATGACGGATGAAGAAAAGGCAAAGCATCCGACACACAAAACAACAAATGGTTATCTGAAAGTGCTTGATGAATCTGAATGTGGTCAGTTATGGTGGGGCAGCTTATCAAACCTTCAGAAAAATATTATCAAGGCTTTACCGAACTTTAACCCTGAAATTTTTGAAAAGTGTACGGGTATCAGGGTAGATGACTGACTTGCATCTTATGTCCCATCAAAATGAAGTTCTGAATAAAACTGATCGGTTTAATCGGGTTGCATATTACCTTGACATGGGGCTGGGTAAAACTTTTGTCGGCTCTGAAAAAATGTGGTGTTTGAACGCTCCGGTGAATCTGCTGATTTGCCAGAAATCAAAAATAGACGATTGGATCCAGCACTTCACAGAATACTATCCTGACTATAAAGTGTATGACCTGACGCATAAAACACAGTCAATCATGTATCAGCGGTACATGGATGGCCAGCACATAGAAAATGATGAATCAGTGCTAGGGGTAATTAACTATGAATTGGCTTTCAGGCGCTCATATATAGCCCATATACGTGATTTTACACTAATGCTTGATGAATCACAGTATATACAGAATGAAACGGCTAAACGGTCAAAATTCGTGCTTTCCTTAAAGCCGAAAAATGTGATCCTTTTGTCCGGCACACCTACATCCGGGAAGTATGAAAAATTGTGGTCACAATGTAGGCTGCTGGGCTGGGATATAAGCAAGGATGCGTTCTGGAATACCTACATTGAAACTGAATGGGTGGAAGATATGGACAGCGGATTTAAAAGGCAAACGGTGATCGGTTACAAGAATGTTGAACGGTTGAAGCGCAAGCTGGCCCAACATGGGGCCGTATTTATGAAAACAGAAGAAGCGTTTGAACTTCCTGAACAGCAGGAAATTGTGATCCGGGTTCCGGCTTCCAAACATTATAAGCGCTTTATGAAAAACAGCTATTTGCAGCTGGATGACGTTACTGAACTTGTGGGCGATACGGTTTTGACAAAGTTTCTATATGCCCGCCAGCTATGCGGCCAGTATTGCCCTGAAAAGTTGGAAGCGGTGGCTGACCTGATAACCAGTACGGATGACCGCATTGTGATCTTCTATAACTTCACGGCTGAATACCTTGCGCTGGTGCAGATCGCGGAAGAATTGCAGCGGCCACAATCCATAGTGAACGGGAAACAGAAGCAGCTTTTGAACTATGAAAATTTTGAAAATTCTGTGACGTTTGTACAGTATCAGGCCGGGGCGATGGGGCTGAACCTACAGAAAGCCCATATTACAATATATTTCACTTTACCGTTCGGGAAAGGCAGCTGTTCTTTGTGGGAACAGTCAAAGAAACGGACGCACAGGATCGGGCAAGGTCAAAAATGCCTGTATTACTATCCCTTATGTAAAGGAACTATTGAAGAAAAGAACCTGATCAATTTGCGGCTGGGGAAAGAATACAACGAAAAATTATTTGAAAAGGAAGGTATAGAAAATGAGTAACTTGTCATTGCAGGATCTTATGGAAAAGTATTCAGTGGAACATGAAGCAGCACTTATAAATGACGGGCTGCTAGTGGGTTTCATCAAAGAAGGATATACAGAATGTGAAAACTAACCAATTTACTATTTATCAAGAAAGAAGGTAAATCAATGATTCATTATATTTGTTCCCCATATGGTGATAAAACACTTGAACAGAAGCAGATATGTCGTGATTATGCCAAATATCTGACAAGGAGAATGTTGTTGCGTGGTTACTATCCTATCACACCACATCTTTATATAACACCTTGCCTGGATCCAGATGAATGCGAGATTGGATTGGAAGCAGCCTTTGAACTCTTGAAACATTGTGATGCTGTATTAGTTGGTCAACGGTATGGAATCAATGAAAGAATGGCTGCCGAAATTAAAAAGGCTAAGCAATTGAAAATGCCGGTTTTCTATTATTATGACGCTGAGTGAATGGTGATCAACATGGCACAGGAAAAAAACTTTGAAAATAAGGTCAAGACCTACTTGAAAGAATCCGGCTGCTGGTTCCTGAAATATTGGGGTGGTGGTGGCTATACAAAATCCGGAATTCCTGATGTTCTGGTGTGCTGCAAGGGCCGCTTCATGGGGGTAGAATTAAAGGCCCCGAACGGGAAGCCTACAGAATTACAGATCTACAATTTACGCAAGATTGACAGCGCCGGGGGGCTTGCTATCCTGCTTTACCCAAAAGACTATGGCCTGTTTAAGCTGCTGGTAGAGAATCCCGATAACAAGAAGCTGTATGAAGTTCTGAAATCAAAGTGGAAGCACTTTGAAAATATATTCAAAGAAAAGGAGAATTAAACAATGGCAAAGAAAGACGTTACAACACAGACACCGGCACAGGAGCCGGAACAGGCACAGGAAACACAGGAAACAGCAGCATCCACACCGAAGCAGGAAGAAAAGCCCGTCGTCAACTATGCGGACATTATCCGGGATGCCCTTATGAAAACAAAACGGGAAGGGATGGCGGATCTTCTGGATTTTATGAATGGAATCGGCTTTCTGGATGCGCCTTGCAGCGGCGGGAACCATTTAGCGAAAAAAGGCGGGCTGGCTGAACATTCCGTAAATGTGATGACCATTGCGGAAAAAATAGGCGTGTCGCTGCTGGGCGGGGCCAGATACAACGAAGTTCAGGATTCTGTGGTTATTGCCGCCCTTCTCCATGATTTAGGGAAATGCGGCGATTATGACAAGCCTATGTATGTTGAAAGCATCCTGAAATCCGGGAAGCAGTCTGACGCGAAGCCGTACAAGAGGAATCCGGCCCTGTCTGCTGTTCCCCATGCGGTACGCTCGATCAAGCTGGCGACACTGTTCATTGACCTGACGGAAGCCGAAGAATGGGCGATCCTGTGCCATGATGGGCTGTACGACTTTATGAAGTATGACCTGAAAGGCCGGGAAACATGGTTACAGATGATCATTCATTGGGCAGATATGTGGTCAAGCCACATCATAGAGGGAGGTGCGGATGAATGAAAGAAACCATAGAAAACGATGCCTACTTAAACAGTTGTAAGTGTCCTGTATGTGGAAAAAAGCACTTTAGAGATTCACAGGAAGGAACTTTTTTCTGTAGTAAATGCGGAACACAGCTTCACAAAAGAGCATTTACAGATGAAGAAATTAAAAAAGCAATATTTGATTATGAAATGGACAAATATGAAGATTTATAAAGGAGGAATAACAGAATGGCACAAAAAATTTTAATCATGGGAGAATCAGGAACCGGGAAAAGCACCAGCTTACGGAACCTTGATCCTGAAATTACAGCGGTGGTTAATCCTGTGGGGAAGCCGTTACCGTTCAAGTCTGTAAACGGCAAATTTACCATGCTGAACAACGAAACAAAATCCAGCAACATCACTGCATGGATGAAAGACCAGGCCAGGTCCGGGAAGAAAATTCTGGTGGTAGACGATTTTCAGTATTTGCTTTCTATCCCGTACATGAACCGGATCCATGAAGGAGGCTGGGATAAATGGAATGATTTTGGCGATGATTATTTCAAGCTGATTGATCTGTGCGCGGAACTTCCGGCTGACGTGCGTGTGTATTATCTCTCCCACTGTGAAACGCTGGACAATGGGATCACCACAATCAAGTTGATCGGTAAGCTGCTGCGGGAAAAAATCACCATTGAGGGCCTTTTCACTATTGTTTTGAGAACGTCCGTCATTGACCAGCAGTATTATTTCCTGACACAGAACAGCGGCAAAGACACAGTAAAAAGCCCGATGGGAATGTTCGATGCCTATGCGGTAGAAAATGACCTTGCCTACATTGACGCTAAAATTTGCAATTACTATGAAATTGGAGACTTCAAGAGTGATGCGGAAATGGAAGCCATGGATCAGGAAGTGGCCGGGGATATTCAAAGGCCTGACAAAAACGGGCGGCGGCCACGGGGAACTAAAGCGGATCCCAAAGAGCCGCGCCGTACACGCGCACAAGTGGAAGCTGAAAACAAGGCTAAAATGGATCAGTACATGGAACAGGTTGACAAGGCTGTTTCAGAATCAGCCGGGGATCGTGAAGAAATTCCTTTTGATGAAGCGTGTGCTGCTGCGGACAAAGTACCGAAGCCGGATCTGGAAAAGCCGCCCCGCCGCACACGCCGGGAACGTCAGGAAGAAGGTGGGGAAAAACCCCGTAAACGCAAGACAAGAGACATTCAACCGGAAGGTCAGGCAGAGCTGCAGGAAGCCGTTCAGGAGCCTGAACATGGTGAATCTTCAAGATCACGCCGTACAAGACGCACAAGATAACTATTCACAGTAAAATAAATTTTGATAATGCGGAAACGCAGAAAGGATGTTATTATGGCAGTAGATTTTTCAGCATTGGATAAGGCAGTAGATCAGGAGCAGTTGAGGAAGGACGTTGAAGAAGCGAAGAACAACAGCGGTGACATTCCCAAAGGAACCTACATTGTGGGAATTGACAAAATGGAAATCCGGGAAACGAAGGATCACCGGCCTATGTTCTTCATTCAGGCCCGTGTCAAAGAAGGGGAACACAAGAATAAGTGCGTATTCATGAACCGGGTTATTTACGGTACAAAGAACGATGGCAGCATGATCCAGTCTGTCATTACCTTTCTTGACAAGCTGGAAACGGAAACCATCCCGGAGTTCAACGGGTATCAGGACTTTGTGGAAGTGGTGGCCGACATTTACGAAGAAATTCAGGGCAAAGTGGAATGTGAAATTGAGTATGACAAGGACGCTTTCAACAGTATCAGCATCAAGGAAGTGTTTGACGTGTAAAGGGTTTTTTATACCCTAAAAGTTAAGAACTATTAACTATCCGACTGCTGAAAGAGTAAACTTAATTCAGCAGTCGGAAGAAAGGGGAAAAGCCCATGTTGTTCTATGACTTTGAGGTTTTTAATTATGACTGGTTGGTAGTGGTTATTGACAGTGACGAACAGAAGGAACATGTGATCATAAATGACCGTGACCAGCTGGAAGCCTTATATGAAGCGAATAAATACAATATTTGGGTGGGGTTCAACAGCCGCCACTATGATCAATACATTCTGAAAGCGATCCTATGCGGTTTTGATCCAAAAGAAGTAAGTGACTATATCGTAGTACAGCACATGGATGGCTGGCAGTTTTCGCGCCAGCTGAACAAAATCACATTGAATAATTATGACGTGAAGCCTAATCCTCCGGTCGGCCTGAAAACACTGGAAGGTTTTCTTGGATCGGACATACGGGAAACAGAAGTTCCTTTTGACCTGAACAGGAAGCTGAACCAGCAGGAACTTGACCAGACAGTTTTCTATTGCCGCCATGACGTAGAGGAAACCATCAAGGTATTTCTGGAAAAGATAGACGATTTTCACGCCATGTATGGAATTGTAAAGGCGTTTAATCTCCCGCTTTCCTGTATAGGCGATACGGAAGCCCGGATCACCTCTAAAGTGTTAGGGTGTGTAAAAACCAGTTTTCATGATGAGTTTGACTATTACTTTTTACCATGTATACAGTTGAAAAAATATGCTTATGTTCAGGAATGGTTCAGGAATGCCGTGGATAATTGCCGCAAAGAAATGAGTAAACAGGGTTATGACCGTTTTGATCGGGAAGTGGATTCTTACCAGTTCCAGAAATTTTTTTATAAACGGTCACTTGAAACCATGGTGGCCGGTGTTCCTCACACGTTCGGTTTTGGCGGGCTGCATGGTGCGTCGGAAAAGCCGGTACACAGGAAGGGGCTGATCCTTCATGTTGACGTAGGCAGCTACTACCCTTCTATGCTGATCGGTTGGGGGCTGGTGACAAGGGCCGCGACAAATGACAATTACAAGCGCGTATATGACACCAGAATGAGCCTGAAAGCAGCTGGTAAGAAGAAAGAACAGGCCCCCTATAAAAAGCTGTTGAATGCCTTATCTGGAGCCATGAAGGACGTAACAAACCCGGCCTATGATCCACGGAACAATAATTGTATGTGTATCAATGGCCAGCTGATGCTTTTAGACTTAATTGAACACTTGGAAGCTGTACCGGGTTTTGAACTGATCCAGTCTAACACGGACGGCCTGATCATTCAGATACCGGACACCGATGAAGCGTTTGAAGCCGTGGACAATGTTTGTTATGAGTGGGAATGTAGATGCAGCACTGAAAGATGTAATATCAGTTTGGGGCTTGACACTATTTCCGAACTTTACCAAAAGGACGTGAATAATTACCTGTGGATTGACGCACAGGGCAAAGTGGAGCGCATCGGCAAATATGTGAAAGAACTTTCCCGGATTGACAACGATCTGCCTATTCTGAATACCGCGCTGGTGCGGTTCATGGTGGATAAAATACCAGTGGAACAGACCATCAATGAATGTAAAGACTTGATCCAGTTCCAGAAAATTGTGAAACTGTCTGATTCTTACAAATGGGTGGAACATGAACACGGAACGCCGGAACTGGTTCACAAGGGTGTGCGGGTGGTCAAGACCTATTGTCACTATAACCACACAGACCGGTTCACATATAAGTCATACCGGGTTTTCGCTTCCACTGATCCGCAGGACGGGCGGATCCTGAAATGCGGTGGGAAGCGCGGGAAACCTGAAAAGTTTGCAGACACGCCGGATCACTGTTTTATTCTCAATGAATCAGTAGATGGTGCGGTAACGCCTGACCGACTGGATCGACAATGGTATATAGATTTTGCGCGGAAGCGCTTGAAACATTTTGGGGTGAGTGTATGAAACATTATCTGAAAGCCGATTCACGCCATCCAAACATGGGGCTGAATAACCAGATATGTAAATGTCCTAAGTACTGGTGCAGGCTTCACGAAGTATGGCTTTCTGAAAGTGACGTGAGAAAGAAACAATGTAAGCACAAACGTACGTTTGACATGATCGGATCAGTCAGATGTGGGAATCTTGTCAGAAAGAAGGTGAATTATGGAGACTATGCACATAAAAACAGAAAACGGAAGTATGACCATCAACGTCCGTAACTTCTTCCCTTGCGGGGCGCGGCAGCTTCAAAAGCTGTTCAAAATTTTAATGCAGTTTAGTTATTTAAACAATGTTCAGGAAATGACAGAACAGCTTGCGCCATATTTCCGGGAACAGATCGGGGAACTGGAAGCCAGACAGAAAGAATGTTCTGCTCATTATCTGGCAAGCCGCCAGCAGTACGTTGACTATAACTATATTGTGGAATCCGGGAAGCATCCGAACGGCGTAGAGCTGCGGAAGGAAGAACTGAAAGAATTTAAAGAAAAGCGCAGGATGGCAAAGCGTCGGGCTGCTGATTTTGAAAGTGATTTTAAGCGATACGGAAAGCAACGGGAAGCCTACAAAAAAAATCTTAAAGCGCTGGAACAGGTGGGATGACATGGGCGATCTGTACAAGGGTTATGTGGAAACCAAAAACAAAAAATGTGTTGAAAAATATAAAAACAGGACGGATTTTAAGACACTGGAACAGGTGCAGTCACTTCCTGAATACGCCGGTATTCTGTCAAAAAATACCATGTTCATAGATATAGACAATTCTGAACAGGCTGAAATTCTGATGGATATTGTGGAAGCCCTACAGCTTGATTGTAGGGTGATCTGCACCAGCAAGGGAAAACACTTCATTTTCAGGAATACACAGCTGTATCAGTGCAAGACAAAGGAAACACTGGCCATTGGCCTGACCGCTGATATAAAGGTAGGGTATGTGAACGCCTATGAAGTGCTGAAAGTGGGCGGGGAAGATCGTTTCTGTGAATGGGATATAGAACTGGGCGGGGAGTATCAGGAAGTTCCGAAGTGGTTGATGCCTGTAGGCAAGCGCAAATTGGATTTTCTGGACATGGGGGACGGGGATGGCCGGAATCAGGAGCTATTCAACTATATTCTGACCTTGCAAAGTAATGATTTCAGCGTAGAGGAAATACGGGAAACCATCCGCATTATCAATAAATTTGTCCTGAAGGATCCCTTGTCAGATCAGGAAATCGAAACCATTTTACGGGATGACGCTTTCAAAAAACCCGTGTTCTTCAATGGCCCGAAGTTCCTTTTTGACCGGTTCGCGGCCTATATGAAGAATACAAACCATGTTGTGATTATCAACGGGAATCTGCACATATACCGGGATGGCGTGTATCAGGACGGCCAGAGGGCCATAGAAACAGAAATGATCCGCACTATCCCGGATCTGTCAGACGCAAAGAGGAAGGAAGTATTGAAATACATGAATCTGATATGTGAACGAATGGAACCGGCAGATGCCCGGTATATTGCTTTCAGGAATGGGATCTATGACGTGGTAACGGACACCATACAAGACTTTTCACCGAACATTGTTGTGACCAACAAGATTCCATGGGATTATTGTTCAGGCGTGTTTAATGAACTTGCTGAACAGACGCTAAACAAATTAGCATGTGGTAATCCGGCGATCCGGGCGCTGCTGGAAGAAGTCATCGGTTACTGTTTTTATCGTAGGAATGAACTTGGAAAAGCATTTATTCTGACCGGTGATAAGAATAATGGAAAAAGTACGTTTTTGGACTTGATCAAGGCCATACTTGGAGAAGAAAACATTTCTGCACTGGATCCTAAAGAATTGGGTGATCGCTTTACTACTTCAATGATGTTTGGGAAGCTGGCAAACATTGGTGACGATATAGCTGATGACTTCATGCAAGGATCACAAGTCAGCATATTCAAAAAGATAGTGACCGGGAACCGGATCAAGGCCGAACGCAAAGGGCAGGATCCTTTTGAATTTAACCCATATATAAAGCTGCTGTTTTCAGCGAACGACATCCCCCGGATGAAGGATAAGACCGGGGCGGTGTTGCGCCGTCTGGTTATTATCCCCTTCAATGCACGGTTCACAAAGGAAGATCCAGACTATGATCCTTTTATCAAATATAAGTTGATAGAGCAAGACCCCATTGAATACCTGATCCAGCTTGGAATCGCCGGTCTGCGGCGCGTTCTGGAGAATCAGGAATTTACCAGATCGGAAAAGGTTGACAGGCAGTTGGAAGAATATGAAGAAGAAAATAACCCTATTGTGGCATTTATCCACGATCAGGAAAACGGAGAAGCGGACATTGTGAACGAAACCACGGATGATGTATATGCCCGCTATCTTCTGTTTTGTAATGCGGCCAACATGACACCTATGAGCAAAGTTGTTTTTTCAAAGCAGATAAATAAGCGTTTGAATTCGGAAGTAGTTGTTCAGAGAATGGGAAACAAGGTCAAAAAGATATTTAAAAAAATAAAAATATAGTCATGTGTTACGGTTTGTTACGGTCTGTTACGGTTAATGTTACGGTTAAAACCCTTTATTTATGCGGGTGTTACGGTTGTTACGGTTAAATGACGATGTTCTTTTAAAATTAAAAATTGTAATTATAAAGTTTAATAAAAGAAAAAAATATATATAGTAGTAGTGAATGATTTTACCGTAACACCGTAACACAAACAGCCGGAAGCCTTGAAAATAAAGGGAATTTACCTGTTACGGTTGAATAAATGCAACCGTAACAAACCGTAACAAGAAAGGATGTGAGTGTATGTCAAAGATATATGGACGAACTGATCAAGGAAAAAAGAAAAGCCTGTCTGCCAAAAAGTATTTAGAGCAGTTACAGGAATTAGATATAAATATCAATCAGGATTTGGAAGAATTGCAAGATATGAAAATCAATATGTGTAGTCTGGGCAGCATTGATTACAGTAAGGACAGGGTACAGTCTTCGCCGGCAGGTGATACACTTTGTAAAGGTGTTGTGAATTATGTTATGCGTGATGAAGAAATTAATGCAGAAATTGATAGATTCACAGATGCAAAAAAACAAATTATAAAGGAGATCAGGGGTTTGCACAATGCAAACTACATAAAAATTCTTTACAAGGTGTATGTGCAACACAAAAACCTGAAAGTTACTGCAGGTGAAATGCACAAGTCTTATCAGTATGTGCGGGAAGTTCATAAAAAAGCACTTGCTGAGTTTAAGAAAACCTACAAAAACCTACATTACTTAGCCTAAAACCTACAAAGAAGTAGTTGCTTTTAATGAAAATCTGTTGTATTGTGTATCTTGAAAAAGATCGGCTTGCGGATAATTCTCTTTGAATTATCCGCAATTTGTTTTTGGCATAAATTTTATTTGTTATCATCTAACCCCTGAAAAATGTTAAATCCTCCTGTTTTCAGGGGTTTTGAATTTTTATTTTACAGAAAGGAAGTGATTTCATGGGTAGGCCACGGAAATTCAGATCTGTAAAGCAGTTAGAAGCTGCGTGGGAAGCATATAAAGTAGATTGTGATAACAAAATGGTGCTTACCCATGATTTCAGTTCAAAGAATTCTGAATTTGTAAGCAAGGAATTAAAGCGCAGTGTAACTTACACGATTGAAGGGTTTTGTGTGTATGCTGGGATTTCCAGAAGTAAGTTCTATGAGGATTATGCTGACAATGAACAGTTTAGGGACATGGTCACGCGCATACGGGAAGAGTGTGAGGTTGATGCCCGGATGAAATTTGAATTGG